TAATACGGCACATTCGGGTTTTGGCAGCAAGCTTTCATTCTGCGCCATGCCCCGTACTCTTTTGACTTTGACATTTTGTGTGTTGACATTCTTGTTTTCCTTCTTTTCTTGAATAGGGAATGCTTTAACGACTTCCTGTTTTACAATTGCCGAGACGGATTTGTTTTCCCTGTCGGCAGCTTCTAGTATCTCCATAAAGTGAGCGACTGGCAGGATGAAAGTCACGTTAACGGTGTCCCATTTTTTGCCCTCAACTCCCATCTTTGTTTGAGGGTTGTTATTGGGATTAAGCGGATGATCTTTTAAGTGAACGACGTGGTGACAATCGTCACAAATCCAAAGAACCTCAAGCGGTTTGCCATAGTCGATATGGTGCGCGTTGAGGGCTTCGGTTTTGCACTTGCAAACGTGGCACTTCTCGTCCTTTGTGATCTGCCCTTTTTTTAAAGCCTTATAAGCATGAAGACGGCAGAATCTCCGTTTCTTGAAATCAAGAATTTCCTCATGCGAAACTTTATACGAAACTTTTCCCATATGAACCCCCTGGCCCTATTTTACATAAATGCGGTCTTTAACACAATTCCTAATATTCCAATATATCAAAAGATCAAGCTTGTGGGAATGTTGATAACCCCAAAAGCTTCGAGAGTCCCCTATCTTCGACCGCCAACGGTTTCAATTTTTGGGTTGACTTCTCCGCCTGTTATCTCGATTATGCGATTAGCATAAAGGGGACAAATAGGCAGATCATGTTTAACTTTCCAAATCACTGTTCGGGAGCAACCGACCAGTTCGGCAAAATTTTTTGTTGTCATGGCTTTCTTTCTAATCCACTTTTCTAAGTCTGAATCTTTTGTGACGCTCATTTTCACCTCGTAGTTTCAGAGGAATTATGGCACAAAAGATCATATTTGTAAATATTGATTGCGGAAAATGTGACGAATTTGATAAAGTTATGAACTGGAGGCGCAGGATGATAAGAAAAGTCTATACCGTTAGGTTAAGGGAGATCGTTTTATACGAGTTTTGTTTGGACGCAGACTCATATAAAAACGCCGTCGAGCAAGTGCAACAACACTTGACCGATCCTATTTCCCTTAATCCTCACACGGTCGGCCTTCGGTACGAAATAGAATCCATAACCATAGGAAAAAATCATGATATTAACTATCTCGAACACACCGAGCCAATTTCAGACCCACCAGTTAGACGCGCTGGAACAGAGGGAATGGAGATACAGAGGGGAAAGCAACCAAAGGCCGACGATTACCAGTCAGGAAGGCGTAAAGGTTGAGTTCCGAAAGATCCTGTATATACTGCCTTTTCTTTTCCTTAGCGGTGTTTTCTCTGGAATCGGCATAATGCTAGCACTGACCTAGAGTAAAAATCAACAAAGGAATGAAAACGTGAATAAACACAAAGACGAATATTTTGAGAATCTGGCAGGAACAAACTTCAAGTTTCAGCTCGAAGCATATAAGCAAGAGTTAATGAAGTTCTGCAACATGATGGAAACTCTTTGGCTAGTTGCCAAGGAAGATGAGTCAAAGGTTTCGATGAACCTTTGCAGCAAAATGAGACAAAAGACGGTCGATCTTGAGAAGTTCGGCCGTATGTTTCGCAAAAACACCGTAGCCATGAAAAAGGAGCGACGCAATGCAATGGACAAAGACTATGACAGCCTATCTAAAGAACAAGAAGATTAGAGAAGCTTATGAAGCTAAAACGAAAACAAGGGCGACCAAGGAAGGAAGCGCAGAGGGCAAGACCTGTCCTTTGCCTTCCCCCGCAAGTCATATTCGACGCGGTATATTACGAGGATTTTCGCGACACGATCGACAGAAAGTTGCAGTGTGAAAGGGTAAGGCTTTGCCTGGACAGTATTCCTGAAAGAGAAAAAAAGGTTCTGGAATTCCGCTTTGTCTATGGCCTTACCCTGGCGGATATCGGGATAATCTTTGACGTTACAGGGAGTCGGATACGTGAGATTGAGGCTAGAGCCTTAAGACGATTAAGGCATCCGAAATATACTAGGATGGTGATTGATCCCCAGGATTACAAGATAATCGACGAGGAGAATCGTAAACGCGAGGCCGAGTATGCACGGCAGAGCAGAGAGAGACGGGAGCAGTTCGAGAGAGAGCAAGAGGAACGCCGACAAAAATATCAAGAGCAGAAAAGGCAGCAAGATATTGAATATCGGATGAATCGCCCCGATCAGGACGCTTTGCGCCGAGAGTTAGAATGTCGCAAAGAGGCGTTGATGAAGTTCAAGGAAAGACAGGAAAGAATCGTCAACGACGCAAGACCGTATCGCTATTGCACAATAACAAGACAAAGGATTTACCTAGATGAATGACTTAATCAAAGATTTTACAGACGAGCAGAAAAAGGATATGTACCAGGCGGAACGCCAGATATTCAAAGCGTATATTAATACCTCTGTAGACCAGGGCGACAAGTTTTTGCGTAAGCACACCCTGACGGACGACCAGGTCGATTTAATGGCGACTACTTTCAAATATGTTACCGCGATGATGATTATTGACTACTGCATTAAATCATATCCGAAGGCCGAACAGCAAAACGCCTCAGAGATGTTTGTAGATGATATCCGTCGCCTAATGAATACCTCAGATAAAGAACTTTACGAAAAGATCGACACCGTCGCACATATACCCTCAGAGCGTGATTTAGACATTGTGGCAGTCAGTATGCAACACGTGATAGATTCTGTTCGAATTATCATAAATACCGAAACGAAATCTAAGATGAAAGATCGCTTAGAAACGTTCCTGAATGAGCTTCAAAAGAATATCAGGACGGATTTTATGGAATTGGACAGAGAAATAAAAACGGCCCTCAAACAACATAAAGGAGAATAAAACATGTCGGATGAACTTCAAGAGCATGTTGCAAGTGATGAAATGAAACTTTTCTTCACGAAGCTTTTAGACCTGAAAAAATTCGTTCAAACGAAATACCAAAAGTCAGAACACCCAGTTTTGAAAGAGGTATTCGACAAACTAGATGAAATCATTAAGGAGAAACAATAATGAAATATGCTATAATCGCTTGCCTTTTAGCCTTTTCGTTCGCTTCCGTTGACGCTTGCGTCACCTATAGCCCTTCGACTGGCACGTATACCGTTGACAAATACGGTTCAGTTCAGCAGCCAGGTAAGAAAGACGAAAGACCCGCAAACAAACTGAAACCAAAAGTTGAGTCGAAAAAACCTCAACCCAAGAAAAAATAACTATATCCCCCTTTCGAGGGGGTTTCAAAGGGACTATGGGATTTAGAATGAGCATAACACTTGACGAGCGAAAGGAACTTAGGAGGCTGTTAGACAAGTATCCCGACCTTTCTTTGACCAAGATCGCAGAGAGATTGAAGCGCAGCAAAAACAGCATAGTAACCGAGGTTAGGATTAATGGCGGTCGAGAAGGTTACGACGCAGCAAAGGCCGACGAAAGAGCTGTAAGGGTTCAGAAAGAAGGCCGTGAAAGCATGATGATAAAGAATCGGAAAGCGGTTCTTGACCTAGAGACGAAATATAGCCATCGGCATTTACAGCAAGAACTAAACTTGCAGAAAATGGAAATCCAAAAGCTACGGGAACAGCTCGAATTTTGCACGGCCCACCAGAGCCACCAAAACTATTTGAGTTTCATAAAGAGATTGAAGACGCTAGAAAACAAGGTTAAGAAGTTAAAAAACCCCCTCTAGCCTTGCACTAGAGGGGTAAACTAAAACAAAGGAATCTATGAAAAAACAAGACGAGTCCGATTATATCCCAGAGGGTTACGCACGCGTTACCGAGGTGCTGCAACCTTTCACTGACTTCTCAGCTATCGACCCGACAACGCTTGCCCAAGCTGCGGATCGCGGTTCCCGTGTGCATAAATACTGCGAAATGCACGCACTCAATCTTTTTGTATGTGATTACGACGAAGACTGCAAGAATTATGTTGAGTCATTCAAGGAATGGTTTGATGAGATGGTCGAAAGCGTTGTACATAATGAGGTTAGGATGAACAGCAAGAAGTATCGAGTTAGCGGTAAATTCGATATGATCGTCAAGATCAAGGGCGATCCTGGCTTAACCATCGTTGACTTAAAAACGCCCGCTAGCCACTCCTTGAGCTATCCCCTACAAACGGCAGCTTATAGATTGCTGGCGCAAGAGTGTTTGAATGTGACAGCGGATCGGCGAATCTGCCTCATGCTTCCGAAACATGGCGGGAAAGCTAAGGTTTTTGAGCATACAGACCACGAAAAAGATCAAGATTTATTCTTGCAAGCGTTGAAATTGTATCGACACTTCAACAAATAAAATCGCGTTTTGGTGTAGCTGACAGCTCGATTGTGAATTTATTTAACTTTACCTATTGCGTTAAAAGATCACGTTTGTTAATATTGAGTCATAACAAACAACGAGGTATCAAATGCAAGTCGTAATCTTAGGAAGAACTTACAGCGTGACAAAAGAAGCGAAAGTCACACCGCGCGGAATGGCTTACAACATGTTCACCATTAAAGGCCCAAGAGCAACTTATTTCTCTATGCCGTTCCTACACTACCCAGGCCGTCATTTTATCATGGACAGCAAGGGCAAGATTGCTAATGTGTTCGTCGGCGTTAACCTGATCGAGCAGGCCGACGGTTCTTTGAGGGTCTGCTAATGAAGACCTACCGATACAAAATCGCGACCTACCCAAGCGGTAGGAAGCGATGTTTTATATGGAGAGAGCAGAACGTTAAGACGAATAAGGTAATAGGACACTGGGCAGCGATAGGACTAGATAGCCCAGAATACATGACAAGCAAGGGTTACAAAGTAGAGATTGAATACGAATTTAAAAAGCCAGGGGACAAGTTCAAATGAATAATTACTGGAGTCAATGGAGCCATTCAGAGCTTATGAGTATGCAAGGGGTCGAGATCGACGACCCCGCGCATGATGACGCGGATTTAGAGCAAGAAGATGATGACACGGAATCGGAACAAGAACCATCCTATTGCTGCGCAAGAAGTCCTTGCGGTAACTGCATGGATTGTTTAGGTATGAGCTGGAGAGATTTTTATTAATGAACGAGCAAGAAGTAGTAATTTTTCAAGTCAGAATGAAAGAGATTATCGAAGCTAATCAGGAATGTTTAAACGCTTTTATCCGCGGAGACCTGAAAGAGGAATTTTGCCAGGTGATAAGAGACGCGATTACCCTGCAAACGAGAGTACTAGAGACCTCAATAAGAATACATGGAGACAAAACAAATGGAGGGTGAAAATGAAAAAAAAGAACCTTGGTGGATTCAGCCTGCTAACGCTCCTTGGTATCACTGGTGCAAAACGGAATCTGTCTCGCAAGAGCGGACTTCCTTTCACCAAGAGCGGGAGGCAGAGAAAAGCAGCAGCGGGCGGACTTCTCGCCCTAATATTTACGATCTTTTTTGATTGATTTTTAAGAGTAAAAAGAGTTAAAATATAGCCTCACAATATATTGTGAGCCACAAAAGGAGTAATAAAATGGAACTAGGAAACTGGGCGCAAGCCTTAGCGATTATAGGGTCTAATATCGCCCTGATTATCGTTATGTTCGGTTCAACTATCGCAATATGGTTGCACACCGACAAGAAGATCGACGAGATACAAAAGGAAATGAAAGACTTTCACGGCCGTTTAGCTGGCTTGGAAGTAAAAAACAAAATGAGGTCTGACCCATGATCGAAGGACAAGAAGAAAACCCAGTCATGCTCGCGATCCCCGCTGCGCCAATCGAGCAAATGAAATACGAGCTAATGCGTAAATTCGATATCGACATGTTAGAGAATTCCGCAAACGCCGTCGGTATCTATAGCGAAGATGACGCGCGGGGCGTTGTATCTATGGCTTTACAGGCTAGAAAGATCGAAAAGGCACTGGATCAAAGCAGGGCTGAGATTGTAAAGCCACACTTTAGCTATCAGCGCGATATCAATAAGATGGTAAAGCTTTTCACTGAGAAGCTAGACAAGATTCAGTTGAGCCTAAAATCAAAGCTCGATGACTGGATCAAAAAGGAGAATGACAATCCTTTCGCAAGAGTCGATGAAATCGAAGTCGAGGACGGAAAGTATTATATCAAAAAGAAGTGGTGTTTTGACGTTGAAGATAGTTCAAAAATCCCCTTCGAGTTTATGCAACCAAACCTTGAGGCAATCGAGGAAAGCATTAATAAGGGAATGCGAAATATCCCTGGCGTTAAAGTCTATGAAATTGAAGAAACCCACTTACGAGTTAAAAACTAGGAGAATAACCCATGTCTAAGATTTTCTTTTCGATGCCATCGGCCCAGGAAATGCAAAGCCTGATTCACTTTTGCGAAGTGATGGCAAAGGCTCCTTTCTATCAAAAGCTAGGGGCTGGCGGAGTAATGGCCATCTACTTGACCGCAAAAGAGTATGACTTGCCTTTCATGGCGTGCATGAATGGTGGACTACACACGTTCGACGGAAAGGTTACATTCTCCGCGATTATGATCGACGCTTTGATCTTGAAAGCAGGCCATAAAACAGAGGTGTTGCAACTGGACGAAAACGGCTGCCGTATCCGCTTCACACGCGGAGACCGTCGCAATGATCCGAACTATAAACCGTTTGAATTTGAGTACACGAGAGAGCAAGCAGCGAAAGCAGGCTACCTCTCGAAAAACAACTGGAAAACGTCATTAAAAGACATGCTGTATTCTCGTTGCCTAACTGGTGGCGGACGCAAGCACACCCCAGAGGTTTTCGTAGGTATCTTGGTTTCTGGCGAACTGGTTGGAGACGATCGAGATCAAGACATTCCGCCTTTGCTTCCTGCAAACGTGGTGCAAGATCAATTGCCTGCGCCCGACGCGCCCGCTCAACTTCCCGCGCCTGTAAAGCATGAAAAATACGATCAGTTTTGCCTAGAGAATCAGATTTTCAAAGGCAACCTGATTTATGATTATGTCGGCGTGATCGTAGGGAATAACCCCAAGATGAATGAGGTTGAAGTAATCAACTCCGCTATCAAGCACGAGAAAAAGTTTTTCGATTCATTCTCGAAGTGGAAAGAGACAAAGAGCAAGGAAGTCGTCGCGGAACAACCTCGCTCTATGGATGAAGTAGCGCAGCAGCAGGAAATTACTCAGTAAATCTCAATGTAAAGCGGTTTTACATTCGGCAATGTAAAGCTGCTTTACAAGTCAAAATCTACTAATGAATGTCAAATTAGTAGATAAATTGGCGGAATGTACGAAAAAATCGTACATTTCGCTAATTTGATAATACGTCCTGCGTTTATTTAGTCTAGGAGAACGCAGGCCAAACCTTAGATTTTCACGGCGATCAACCCCGCTTTCATCTACACTTTCGCAGTGACCCGCTAGACGTTTGAGGTCGTCCACCATCGGATATTAGTTTATAGTCGTGAACTTCGTCGGACTATAAATCCTAGAATTCCCTAGGGTTTACGGCGTAAAGTCTACCTTAATCCCTGTTTCCGTTTCTATGATTTTTTCAACGTCTTGCTCGACCACGTTGTCTTTACCAAGAAAAGGAACGGAAAGGAAGGCTACCAGGATCAGAATTGAAATAACGATGATTAGCCAGGCATTCTTTTTTAGCCAGGCAATAGCCATCGTTTTAATTTCGTCAGGGATCATTTTCCTAAGCCCAACCCTGCGCCTGGCGTAACTGGCACGTTGATAGTTGGCGAAACGTTTGGCTCTGCGCTGGATGTCTCATCGACAACGTCGCTAGCTGTTCCTGACGTGTGAACCATTGTCATAGTCTGCGTGCAACTAGTCACGGCGACCATTATCAGGCAGGCTAAGAATAGTTTTTTTAGGTTCATCGGGTAACTCCTTTTTAATATTGATAGATAATTGCTGTTCTTGAGCGTCCACATGCTGACGGCTTGCAGTTAGTAGGGCCTCGAAATGTCCCTTCATCACGCAAGTTTCGTTTCTTACCTGTTCCGTGGCAGCTTGCACACCCTCGAACCTTGCTTGCAGAGCAGCAAGTTGAATCATTAGCCTTTTCGGAACACAATCCATCACAAGCTTTGTGTTCTGTGATTGCCCCTCGCGCCACCAACTCTCGACGTAGTTGGGGCATTCCGATACCTCTTTGCAAAAACCTGTTTTGACGAATGGACACTTGTCCCCGCATGATGTGTTTTCCATTTTCACCTATAGAATTTTTTGACATATGATCCCCACGCTTGCTAAGGGTCTCCATGCGCTACCGTGATTATGCGTTTGACCTCCCCCCGTTGAAGTGGTTAGGTTAAACAAGCCTTTATCGTGGAATGGATCGCCTGACCGATACCATACTGAACCCGCATGGCTTTGAGTATCCGACGAGCTTCTAGCCTGGTGACTGTGCGCAGGGATTTGGTCGATTGTTAAAGCTCCGCTGCCCCCGCCGACCCCTTCTTGTGTCCAGCTACCAGCGTTAGAGACTCCGCCCGTCGGATAACGGGAGCCAGCCTTTTTCACGCCTAGCAAAGTGTCGCCCGTGTTAGGCATGATCTGCCAGAACGTCGGCGAAACTGGTTCGGCATTCATGTAAAACCACATTTGGGTTCCAACAGTAAACCCGACACTGCCGAAATAAACTTTGCAATTGACGCTCGCCTGACTCAACATCATGTAATCGGTCGCGCCTGGCGTAGTCGCTGGGTTTGGCATCCCTGGAATATTGATCGAGCGAAGCAGGGCGACAGTAACGCGGTAGTCAGTCGTATTGTCCTTTCGGATTAACGCCAAGTCTGCATCGTCGGCAACTGACGCAGGGTCTAAGTCTGAGAGTTGAACTGGACTTGTCATAATGCCCCCTTACGGAATATTTTTGGTTTGACCGTAGACGATATAAGGGCCTGTGCCCCCTGCGATTGTCACGGTTCCAGTAGTTGAGATCGTCGGGGTTGTTATGCCCACTTTCTTAATGTCGATGAAGGTAGCTCCAACGTTCGCGGGCGGTAGGTAAACCATCCCGTGATAAACGTTCGCAGCGTTCCCCTTGTCAACGACGTAGATATAAGCTAATCCGCCGACTGAGGCGTTAAAGCTCGCATCGGCTCCGTCCCCTGGCGTTACGGTGCTTTGACTCTCTTGCTGGTCGAACCACTTCAACCAGTTATTCGTATAGCGTCCCAGCCAGTTAAACCAGTTTCTAGGCGGTTCCTCTCCAAAAGCCCAACCGTAGTTTTGCTTTTCAAGTGGCGGGGTTGTAACGTTATTTTGTCCCGATGTTGGATCGACTACGTCTAATTCTGCCCAGGTCGGGAATGTACTCGGCTTATCTACCATTTTTTAACTCCTTAAGGTGCTGGCGGTATGTCGCCATTCAATACTAAAACCTCTGCCAAATGTCCCGCGCCTGGCACTGGGTATCCATCCTCTGCAAATCCCCCGCCCGTGCCCGTGCTGACAGTCAAGCCTTTATTAATAGCAAACTGATCTGAGGCTATCCCGTCGGGGCTTACATGGAAAGGATTAATTACAGTTAAATCGTCGGGATCGGGAGCGACGTAAAAATCTTCGACCAGGGGATCAGAACTGAAAACAAAAGGCGGAACGTTGCCGAAAAAACAAGTGATTGGCACATATTGAACACCTGCGGGGCTTATTGAGCTGATAGCGACTACGATCTGATCGGGAGGGATCGAAAAGTTTTCAGGGAGGCCGTCGGTTCGCATTTGGTAAAAGGCGGGGTGAGGTTCCAGATACTTGATATTAGTCGCCTTGGTGAGAAACTTAAGCGTCCTAATGGCTTCCTCTGGTGTCGCGGTGCTGGCGTTAATGAATGTCTGGAAATAGAGAGCTTCGCGATATTGCCCATCGCTTTGATCTGGCAGCCTGGCAAGACCTAGAATCGTCCCTATTTGATCGAGTTGCACGCCCTGGGCGGTAGCCAGCCATCTAAGCGCGTTTAACTGAACCTCGGTATTATTTACGTCATAGCATGGCGTAACCATAGCAGCTAAAAACTTCTGAAAGTTGGTCTTGCTGCCGTCGCGTCTGCCTTCCTGGAATTGGGAAGCTAGCAGGGCGATCGTCCTTTCATAAAAGTTTTGAATATCGTACATGCTAGACCGTTACGGTTATGCGGTTAATATCCCAGACTGAAATTTCATTGTCCGCGATTGGAATATCTGACGTTCCGAAGCTTGGACTTTGTGTCGGGGTGATCGTATTAGCCAACTGACAAACAGAGGCACTGGCAACGCCTGGAACGGTGAATATTTGGCATTGTACGCGCTGCAATAAGACATCGACCCCGATCCCCAAGCTTTCGCCATACGCAAGAATTGCCTCGCGTACCAACTCGATACCGTTCGGCGGAAACGTCTCCTCGCTGTAAAGCGTCAGTGTCATATTGACCCAGAGATAAACAGGTGTCGGCCTTGAGAAAAAGATGACCTGGTTTCCGCCCTGGGAATCTGTCACGTTGACGGTCTGGTTGCCAAATGTCGCGATACCAGCAGGCTTGCTTAACCAAATCTGATTACCGATCACCTGGTTTGCGCCCCCTTCAACGACGGCCTCAAAAGACTTAGGCGGACGACCGCCCTTGATCGTGTATTGCGGTTGGCTTGCTCCGCCAGTAATCGAGATACCGTTAATTAAAACGCTCTGGAATATATTCATTGTCAGTGCTAGCGTGTTATTGCCTGTGCCCGTCACGACGCAACTTGCAATCTCTGGTTGCTGAGAAAGCAATAAGGCAAGCTGTGTCATGGTGAATAGATTGCTTGTCGAGTAGTTGATCGTCGGCAAAGCTGACGAGTTTAGCGTGATGATGATCGCGTTACCCGTAACGAAAGGAGCGGTAAAGACGATATCAATTTCAGATTGAACCATGTCTTGATTTTCAAACACGAGCGCGCTTGTCACACCTGGCACATTTTGCAAGAGCTTGGCGCGGATCGCTTCGACCGTCGCATTACCCGCCAATCTTATTGACTGGGCACGCCTGATTCTAAGCTCTGCGTCAGTTTCAACGAATCGGCCAGTTACGCCCGCGACTGGGTTGGTAATATCCGACCATCCCGCTATCGGGGTTAGAATTTCGGTAAGGCTGCCGACTGGACAAGGGATAGGCCCCGTCACTTGGCAAAGGAAAGTAATCGGCGAAGTCTGGGACGTGATGTTTAAATTCGGCTGCACTGACGCAACGAACGGCACGCCTGGATCATCGGAGACGACGACAAAATTAGGCCCGCTGTAAGTCGCGGTGAATGTCGTAGCCTGGGCATTGATAACGGCCGTAATGTACTGGGCTACCGTGCTTAATGCGCCTGGCGTGTCAAAGGTGATCGCATAGGTCGGCGGGGTTCCAGCTCCGAAGGTGATAAAGTTGACTGTGACCGAAAATCCCAAATTGGGAACTATTTTGATCGTGTGCGTGTCAGGTGTTGAAACGGAAGCGACCGCAGGACTTGCAGCGATTGAGGCTGCGACATCGGAAAGAGTCGTCGCCTGGTCTGTATTATATGGCACTGGCGCAAGTTGCACGCCGTTTAAAGTAACCGTGGTAGTGCCCAAAGGATCAAAGTCGCCCGTAAAGGTGATGATCGGCAATGAGTAGCTAAACAACTGGTTATTGATAATGGTCGTGTACACCTGAGCAGCAAGTGCAACAACGTTGATCGTTACTGAATACGCGTTCTCTCTTGAAATAAGCCCCGATGTAGGGTTAGAGAATATATTATTAGTATTAGGTATCCTTACCAGAGAACCCGCAGGAACTAGCGTTGACTCGTTTCCTGTACATACTCCGATCACTGACGTTTGCTGTGCTTGCAGCCTGGTTATTCCGTTATATTGTACGACGTTGTCTAAGGATATGCCAGAGGCAGAATTAGGGTATTGAGATTGATAAACGGCCTCAAGGTTTTCCCAAAGGTCTGCAAACTGCTTAGAGAGTACGCCGATTTGCTGCCCAAACACGGATTGAGGATCAATATTGACCTCGCCGAATTGGGAGATCATGGCATTTTCTAGGTCTTGTTTAATATCGGCTAGTCTCTTTGCATTGAAACCAAGCGGGGTTAATCCAAATGTCATGGCAACTCCTGATCTATTTGTATGTCTCCTGAGACAGTTCTACACGAGAAAACCACCCCGAAACTTCTATTAGATTCATCGTAGGTACTGTTAAAGTCGGTTATTTCCAAAACCCCGTTGGTGTCGGCGATAGCTTCTTTCAAAAACGATTCTACCTGAATTTGATTGGGATTTTTAACAAAAAAGTATTGGTAATATGGTATTCCTGCAAGAACATTTAAATACCATTCCCCTTGAATGAAACGCAAGCGAATGGCTAGGTTTTGGGCGATCTGGTCTATATCGTCAACCAACACCGCGCCTGACTCAACAAGAAGGAGATCGCCTGTCTTTGGATCAAGTCCCATATCTATCATGTGATGGTTCCTTTAATGGTGTTAAGTTGGGTTTGCAACGTGGACACCTGAGAGGTAAACGCTACGTTCAACGGCCCGTTAAAAGCTGCGCCCATGACAAGACCGCCTTGCAATAGAGTCATCAATTGCGAAATAACGTCTAAAACTTCGGTTGTCGCTGTTCCTATCGCTACCTTACTAGATGTTTTAATTAGAATATCACCATTTTCTTTAATTCTTATTGAACTGCCTGAATACGAGACTAAAAGATCGGTGTTGTTGTCGGCGGTGCTGGTCTCCGTAAACGGGTAAAGTCCCATGATCGCCACGCCATCGGAAAGATCGAGCTTGCGCGGATCGAACGGGGGGCCTTGCGTTCCCGTAGCTAGCCAATCGTCGATACTTCTTTCGCAGCAAACGACAAGACAGGTGTCCCCTGGCTTTACAGGCATTGTTATGCCAGCCCCGCCAGAGCTAGGGAAAATCACTGGGACGTTATTCAATATCGGCATTGGCTGCGTCGTCCCGTCCGTATATTTCTTGTCGATCACGGGCTGAATGCTAGCTTTCTGGGTCGTGTAGTCATAATCGACGATCGAGCCAGGAAAGGCGGTATGAATATTCATAAGCTGATACAAAACAGAGTTTCGTATCGCGTCCGTCATGGTGTTTGGTGAGGTCTGCGTATTGCTCATCCGTTAAGCTCCGTTACTTCCATATTGCTTATCCATTCAGGGCCGTAAGTGTCCCCGACATGGCGGATTGTCTGAACGACGAATATCCCTTGAATCCCTAAGTACCTTGAAACGATGTTTAATCGCGATCCTGGCAAGATTTGAGGATATAGCAGGGTGTTGACCTTATAACCGACGGCAGGGCCTTTAACGTAGAAATCCTGACGTTTGAAGGTGTACCGCGTTGGAATCCCGATCATCCCCGTTTCTGAATTGATATCATAGACGGTTTCGGCCAAAGCTCCATTGATCGGGATAATCTGAAGCTCGTTGTTTTGTATGCTCCATTGAAGGCCAAGAACGGCGCAAGCTTTGCTTAACGCTTCCTTTAGCATTCCAGAAAATTCAAAGCCCTCGTTATAAGCCAGGTTATCAGAATTAGCAAACTCAGCAACATCAATACCCATCTCTTTTGATATGCGCGTAATAACGTCGCGGACGGGCGTTTTCGGCTTGAAACTGAGAGAAAAATGTTTCTGGTTAACATATCGGTCTCCATCTGCACACTCCAAAATTGTGACAATTTCAGGGAAATCAAAGACGTGTGTAACCGAAGTCGTGTCACCTCGATAAAGTATTTCATAGCCCGAACCGCGTTCGTAGCCCGCATATACTATCACCTCGTCGCCATAGTCATTTATCAAATTTCTGTGATCCTGACTTAGATTCCATATTCTGATATTTCCGCTATTGCAAGTCCATGAAAGATTTTTTTGAATGCTGAATGAGACACGGAGTCCCGTTAACGTAATCGTCCCCTTGTATGCTGAACCGTC